CGGCTCCCTTTTTTTTTGGATAAAACTAATATACAATCAAAAGTCTAGGGTTTATTAACTTGTTCTATTAACTGACCTAGCAGACAAGCCAAGATAATAGAACTTATTTTTCGGGAGAAAAATTATGGCACAATCGACTTTTAGTGGACCAGTTAAATCACTAGCTGGATTCATCTCAGCAGGTAACGCATCAGTAGTTAGCCTAACAGCAGACACTACTCTTACAGTTGCCGCTCATGCTGGAAAAATATTAACTTGTAATGATGCAGACGGTAAGTTTACTTTACCTAGCATTGTAACTACCACTCCATCAACAAATGAAGATCCTAACCAATTAAATAACTTAGGTGCTTCTTTCTTCTTTGTTGTAGAAACTGCGGCTACAGATATGGATATTCTTACTGATGGCACAGATAAATTTGTTGGTGGTTTATATACAGGTGTAGATGACAATACTGGTAAAACTTTTATTTCAGCTTCATCTAATGATGTTATTACTATGAATGGCTCTACCAAAGGCGGATTAGCTGGTAGTATCGTGAAAGTAACTGCTATGGCCTCAGCTAAATATGCTGTAGAAGGTATTATTTTAGGATCAGGAACTTTAGTAACACCATTTGCTGACGCATAAGGAGTAGCTCATGGCAGATACAGTAACTTCTCAAACTATTCATGATAGTGACAGAGTAGCGATATTAAAGTTTACTAACGAATCTGACGGCACGGGTGAATCTTCTGTTAAAAAAGTTGATGTTTCAGCTTTAGCTAAAAACAATTTAGGTGAGTCTTGCAGTAGAGTTTCTATATCACGTATATACTGGGCAACCAGAGGTATGGGTGTAGATATAGAGTTTGATGCGAGCACTAATGTTTTAGCGATACCATTACCAGCAGATAGCACAGGAGATGAATACTATGATTTATTTTCTGGCATACCTAATAACGCAGGATCTGGTATAACTGGAGATATTGACTTTACAACAGTGGGTCATTCAAGTGGTGATGCTTACTCTGTTATTTTAGTTTTGAATAAAAGCTATTAATGAATGGTTGTAAAAAGAAGAAAAACTAAAAATATACGTAGGACAGTTGGTAAGGGCGGTAACTTCCGCCCTACCAAGTCTGGTGCAGGCATGACCAAAAAAGGTGTGCGTGCGTATAGAAAAGCTAATCCCGGTAGTAAATTAAAAACAGCAGTAACTGGCAAAGTTAAAAAAGGTAGTAAGGCTGCTAAAAGAAGAAAGTCTTACTGTGCTAGATCATTAGGACAACTCAAACGTAGTTCAGCCAAAACAAGAAACAATCCTAATTCAAGAATTAGACAAGCAAGAAGAAGGTGGAAATGTTAAGAAAAATAAAAAAAGTATCAAGACAGCTTAACAAAGCATCTAAATTACACAAAAGACAATCAAACGTTTTAAAAAAATTAGTTAAAAATGCCCAAAAGAAAAGACCCAAAAGTAGGAACAGGAAAAAAACCAAAAGGTAGTGATAGAAGACTATACACAGATGAAAACCCAAAGGATACTGTTTCAATTAAATATGCAACTGTTCAAGATGCTAAAGATACAGTTGCTAAAGTAAAACGAACTAGAAAACCTTTTGCAAGATTAATACAAATATTAACTGTAGGAGAGCAAAGATCTAAGTATGGAGGCAAACCAAAGCAAGCTGAAATATTTAGAAGAGGCAAAGATGCGATTAGAAAAAAACATGGTAGAATAAAATAATGGCAAAGAAAGCAAAAAGCGGTGGCAAGATTTGTCCAGCAGGTAAGGCTTGGGCAAAAAGAACTTTTGATACATACCCTTCAGCGTATGCAAATATGGCTGCGTCTAAATATTGTAAAGATCCAAACTATGCCAAAGGTAGTAAACGTAAAAAGAAAAAAATGAAAAACGGTGGACTTGTTAATATAAGAGGACAAGGTATCGTTATGAAAGAAAGACTCAGATAATGGGACAATTAGCTGAGTGGAGAAGACAAAACTGGGTGCGTATAGGCACAGATGGTTCTATCAAAGGCCCATGTGGTACAAGTAAAGATAAAAAGAATCCAGATCGTTGTTTACCAAAATCAAAAGCACAAAGTTTAAGCAAAGCAGAAAGAGCAAAAACTGCAAGAAAGAAAAAAGCAGCAGGCAGAAAAGGTAAGACTGTTGTTGCTAATACTAAAAAAGCTAGAGTATCCATGAAAGACGGTGGAGAAGTTAGAAGAATTGCAAGAGGTTGTGGTAAAGTAATGAGCAACAGAAGAAAGAAAACCAAATATTCATAGGAGTGAATAATGTATAAAAAAACTAAAGGCTATGCTAAAGGCGGAATGGTCAAAGGCACCAAATATATGGCTAAGGGTGGTTCTATGAAAGGAACTAAATACATGGCCAAAGGTGGTGCAGCCAAGAAGACTAAGTATATGGCTAAAGGTGGAGCCATGAAAGGTACAAAATATATGGCGAAAGGCGGTGCTATGAAAGGCACTAAGTATATGGCTAAAGGTGGAAAGGTTTAGTAACTTTTTCACAACAACAAAGGAGAGAGCGTTTTGTCATATTTGATTTCAAATATACCTCAGTTTAAATGCTGGGTAAGAAAGGAATTTACAGCCAACCACAGCAATTATCATGGAGAGTATCTACATGCTCTTGCTATTGCTGTTAATACTATTCCAGATAGATCACTAAGTTTTCAAGTAGTTTTTACCGGGTGTGAAATAGATGATGAAGAAGACGCACCAAATGTTCATGGTGGTGCCATGTGGGCAAGAATGCCTATTCAAGCTTTGGTTGCAGACATACCATTACAAGATTGGCCAACTCCTATGGAAGATCATTTAGCACAACCTTGGGATTGTCTTAGTCATCATCATTCTGTTGTTACTATGGATAGAGTTAGTTCATCACCTTGGCTTTGTAAGATAGGTGGAGACTTCTATACAGGTAAATATTTGTTCACGGTGGATTACACAGAAAATTCAATAGCTGATGATTCTGCTCAACATAAGCAATCACATGTGTTATATTTAACAGACGCTGGTGAATATACTGGTAACTTTGTAGCTTTACCTAATAACAGAGTTAGGGCTACAAACCCTGCTTTATGGCGTGTTGGAGAAGGAGCACCAGACTTTATGCCTTCACAATGGATACATTCAGCAGAACAACATGAGAGTTATATGGATCCAAACATAACATTTAACAATCTATATGCTCCAGAGGAAGACTAAATGGCGACATCAAATAGCACTAATTTTGAACCAGATGTAACTGAGTTTGTTGAAGAAGCCTTTGAAAGGTGTGGGCTAGAGCTTAGAACAGGTTATGATCTTAAAACAGCAAAAAGATCTATAAATCTTATGTTAGCTGAATGGGCAAACAGAGGACTTAATCAGTGGACTATAGAACAAGCAACTCAAACTGTAACTAAAGGCACTAATCAATATACTTTAGATTCCAACATTATTGACATATTAGACTGCTCATTGAGAAGAGACACTGACGGAACTAATCTTGATCTGCAAATGACAAAAATTAGCAGAAGTGAATTTTTAAATATTCCAACTAAATCTACTCAAGCTAGACCTAATCAATTTTTTTTAGATAAACAGCTTAGTCCTGTTTTGAATATATGGCCAACACCAGAAAACAATACTGATGTATTAGTATTTAATAAGTTAGTGAGAATGGACGATGCTGATACGGCTACCAACACTATGGACATGCCGTTTAGATTTTATCCTTGTTTTGCAGCAGGTCTTGCTTATTATATAGCTATTAAAAAAGCACCAGATAGAGTGGTTATGTTAAAACAAATGTATGAAGATGAGTTTGAAAGAGCTATGTCTCAAGACGAAGATACCGCCTCTTTTAGAATATCGCCTTACTTAAGAAACGGATACTAATATGGCATACGCTAGTGGTAAATACGCAATAGCTGTTTGTGATAGGTGTGGATTTGAATACAAATTATCTCAACTAAAAGAAGAATGGAATGGAGCAAAAACTTGTAGAGATTGTTTTGATCCTAAACATCCACAACTAGAGCCATTACCACATGTATCTGATCCTGAAGCTTTATATAAACCAAGGCCTAACACTGATGTTGGTGTTGGAGAAGGATTTGTTGTTGTTACATATACAGATATTAAAAAGGGTAATTGCATGGATCCAAATATTATTGGATCAAATTTTAAAGTAGATGGAATAACAGGTTCAGTTGGTTCTCCATCAATTACTACCACTGAAGTAACACCAACACCTACTGCTGAGCCAACAGGAGTTAGTGCAACAGCAAGCTTAGGATCAGTCACTGTATCAGCATCTTCCACTACACTTTATGCAGTAACAGTGGCAGAATATTCAGGTGCTAATTATTTTTATATCGATGGGGTTAGAGCTCCTACGCTAAGCTTAACAGAAGGTAGAACTTATCAATTCGGTCAATCTGATAGTAGTAATGCTACACATCCTTTAAGAATATCTACAACCTCTAATGGCACGCACGCTGGTGGATCAGAATATACAACTGGGGTAACAACTTATGGCACTCCAGGCAGTGGCGGTGCTTACACTGAAATAACAGTTGCCTCAGGTGCTCCAACACTTTATTATTACTGTAGTAATCACTCAGGTATGGGTGGACAATTAAATACTTAATATGACATTAACAGAACTAAAAACTTTAATACAAAACTATACTCAGAACACAGAAACTACATTTGTATCTACATTAGATGACTTTATTAAAAATACTGAAGAAAGAATATTTGAATTAGTGCAGTTTGATTTTTTTCGTAAAAATGTAACAGGTTCATTAACAGCAGAGAATACTTATCTTACAACACCTTCAGATTATCAAACAAGTTTTTCTTTAGCGGTTATAGACAGCAATGGAGATTATCATTACTTAGATAAAAAACATCCATCATTTATGCGTGAATACTCGGTTGATCCAACAGATTCAACTTTAAGAGGTCTACCAAAGTATTATGGAGATTTTGATAAAGAACTATCTACAGCTACCAACAATGGTTCCACGCTTATAGTAAGTCCAGTGCCAGATCAAAATTACGATGTGGAATTACATTATCTTTATAAACCAAACTCCTTAGTTACAGACACTACAGGCACTTGGCTATCCAGCAATGCACGTAATGCCTTGTTATACGGTAGTTTGGTTGAAGCCTACATATTTATGAAAGGTGAAAATGATTTATTGCAGCAATACGAGCAACGCTTTGCAAGTGAAATAAATAGATTAAAAAATCTTGCAGAAGCTCGAGGAAGGAGAGATGAATACCGTTACGATTCTTTAAGGACAACGGTATCGTAAAAAATACATGGAAAAAATTAAAAGTCTGAAAGGTAGATCAGTTGCCATTGTTGGCATGGGTAAAAGCTGGTTTGATTACAACATGGCAAAATCACACGGAGTTCATTTTGATGAAGTGTGGGCAATAAACGGTGTAGGCACAGTAGTTTATCACGATAGAGTATTCATGATGGATCCTGCATCAAGATTCTTAGAAACAGATGATGCAGGTGGTCAAACTAAAGGTATGGCTAAAATGTTGCAAGAACATAAAGGCCCTATATATACGTGCGAATTAGATGAACGTTGTCCGGGATTGGTTGAATATCCATTAAAAGAGGTTATAGAATACTCAAATTGTCACTATCTAAATAATACGATTGCATACGCAGTAGCTTTTGCTTATTGGAACGAAGTAGCTAATATTAAAATGTTTGGTATAGATTTTAGTTATAAAGGCAATTTACATTTTGCAGAGGCAGGTAGAGGATGTGTAGAATTTTGGCTAAGTAAATGTATATCATCAGGTATAGAAGTAGAAGTTGCACATAGTTCAAGCTTACTAGATACAAATGTATCATCGGAACAAAAACTGTATGGATACCACAGACTTAAAAATCCCTATATCATATTAGCTGGAGAAGATGGTATAAAACTAGAAAGAATTAATAATTTAGATATTGTTGAAAAAAATCAAGAACCTGTATTAGTAGATAGAACTGACTCACACCTAGAAAATGAAAATATAAAAAGTGTTGGTGGCGATGATATATTAAGACCAGTAGAACCAAAAAAATGGTAGATAAAATTACTCCAGCAGGAATGCCTGGACTAGGCATCATAGAGGCTAAAACAAGTAACCATGGTGGTCATCCTCCTGAGTTTTGGGCAGAAAGATTAACAGAAAAAATAGTTAGCACAAGCGAAAGTGAAGATCCATATATTAAAGAACAAGCTAGAGCTTATAAAGAACTAATTTATAAGGTTTGTTTGATTTATATAAAAAATGCGTTAAAATCCTATAAAGCTACTTTGATACAAGACTTCATAAAACAAGGAGACACAGAGTTAGCAGATATAATTAAAAGGATTTAATATGGCTATTACATCAACATTAACCACTAGCTTTAAAAAAGAACTTCTTGAAGCTGTGCACAACTTTAAAAACTCAGGTGGAGATACTTTTAAACTAGCTTTATATACAAGCTCAGCTACATTAGGAGCCACTACAACGGCATTTACAACAACAAATGAAGTAAGTGGTACTAATTATTCATCTGGTGGAAACAGTTTAACTAGAGTAGATCCTACTTCTAGTGGTACTACAGGGTTTACTGATTTTGCTGATTTAACTTTTGGAACAGCAACTGTTACAGCTAGAGGTTGTATGATCTACAACTCCTCTGATAGTAATAAGTCTGTAGCTACAATAGACTTTGGTGGTGATAAAACATCAACCGCAGGTGATTTTACAGTAGTTTTCCCAGCAGCAGCAGCCAGTACAGCTATTATTAGAATAGCTTAATCTAGCCTAATATGGCTAATATTACTGGTTGGGGTAGAGGCACTTGGGGTGAAGGTGCTTGGGGAGAACCTGTACCAGTCACACTAACAGCACCTAGTGCGGCAACCGCAACAGTTAGTGCTGTTGCTATTGACGCTGCTGGTAGATTTGGAATTATTGGTGTCTCTGCTACAACAGGAGCACCCACAGCAGGTGTCAACGCTCAAGCCATAGTCGTAGTCGCAGGTGCAGTAGCCACCCTAGGTAGTGTAAGTGTAGATGTAGATGGAGAGGCTAATGTAGTAATATCTGGACTTGCTGGCACATCTGCCCTTGGATCTGTTACCGTACATCATAATGCTAAATTCAGTATAAATGGCGTTTCTACCACTTCAAATCTTGGTACAGCAACTACCATAGCTGATGCAAACACTTCCATAACAGGTTTAGAACTTACAGGATCAGTAGGAAGTGTATTGGTTTGGTCTAGGATAGATGATACACAAACACCAAATTGGGTAGACGTTGCTTAACTTTTATGAAAAAACAATTTATAATAAATTTGAACGGAGATAAACATGGCAACATACGTTAATGATCTTAGGTTAAAAGAAATAGCAACAGGTGACGAATCTGGTACCTGGGGAACATCTACAAATACTAACCTAGAGCTTATTGCAGAAGCATTTAGCTTTGGTACAGAGGCGATAACAACCAACGCTGATACTCACACCACAACTATTGCAGACGGATCAACTGATCCTGGAAGATCTATTTATCTAAAATACACAGGCACGCTTGATTCAGCGTGTACTATTACTATTGGTCCAAACACAGTATCTAAACTTTGGTTTATAGAAAATGCAACATCTGGATCGCAAAACATAATTATTTCACAAGGTAGTGGTGCTAATATAACTATACCTGCTGGAGATACTAAAGCAGTTTATTCAGACGGTGCAGGTTCAGGAGCGGCAATAGTAGATGCTTTTGCTAGTCTAAATGTAGTAGATTTAAAAGTAGAGGATGATTTAACAGTAACAGATGATGTGTCTATAGGTGGAGATGCAACAGTTACAGGTGCTATTGCATCAACAGGAAACATAACAGAAAATTCAAGTCGAGTAGCAACTAATGGTAGGGCTATAGCTTTTGGTTTAATATTCGGATAATATAGGAGACAATTATGGCAACCCCAAATTTAGTAAACGTAACCAGTGTAACCCCATTTACAATCAATGGAGCTGTTACAACCTCTGCTGTAGACGTTATAGATGTAGCATCTGATAAGTGTCATAAAATTAACACTATAGTAATAGCAAATATAGATGGTTCTAGTGCTGCTGATATAACTATACAAATATCAACAGATAATGGATCTAACTATTATGCTATTGCATCTACAGTTTCAGTTCCCGCAGATTCAACGTTGGTGGTCATAGATAAAAACTCTCAATTATACCTAGATGAAACAGATTTGTTGCGAGTACAAGCTAGTGCAAATAGTGATTTAACATACACAATATCTGGTGAAATTTTAGATGATGCGTAAGGGCTTAAGATATGGCTCACTTTGCAGAACTTGATAACGAAAACAAAGTAATACGAGTAGTAGTAATATCCAACGAGGATGTAGATGCTAACGGTGGCGACTTACACCCAGATGCAGAAACTTTTGTAGCTTCTATTGTTCCACACTCAGAAAATGGTGTTGCTTGGAAACAAACTTCTTACCACCATAATTTTAGAAAACAATATGCTGGGAATATTCATTACTACGATCCCGTTAAAGATAAATTTATAGATCAACAACCTTTTTCATCTTGGTCTTTAGACTCAAACGATGACTGGCAAGCACCAGTAACTTTTCCAAATACAGTTGATATAGGTGGTCTTAGAGCTAACGCATCATGGGATGAAGATAATCTAAGATGGATTGGTAGAACGTTTGATCATACTACTGATCCAGTAACAGAAACTGATTACGTTTGGGACGCTACTAATTTACAATGGAACGAGGTTTAATAATATGTCTATTACAAAAAATGAAAGATCACCATTAGTGGGAGCAACACAAACATCAACTTTTGGAGCAGTTGTAACATCTTTTAATTCTAGTGGTAACTTTGTAGCTCCACCTGCAACAACTTCTGTAACTTATCTAGTGGTTGCTGGTGGTGGATCAGGAGGAAGAATCGGCGGAGGCGGAGGAGCAGGCGGTTTTCGTAACTCAACACCAGGAGAATCTTCTGGTGGCGGAGCTTCGGCAGAACCAGCTTTAAGTGTTACCGCAGGTTCAACAATACCTGTTGTAGTTGGAGGAGGTGGACCAGGAACAACTAGCGGTAATGGAAATTGGAGACCAGGGAATGATTCAAGTCTTGGACCTATTGTTTCTGCTGCAGGCGGGAGCGGTGGTAATAGGTTTGCTTACACTACTCCAAGTGGTACTGCTGGCGGTAGTCAGCTTGGACAAGATGGAGGCTCAGGCGGAGGTTCTGGTATTTGGTATAGTGTTGGTAATAAACCTGACGGAAGCGCTGCAGGTGCAGGGACAGCTAATCAAGGTTATCCAGGTGGAGGTGCTAGAAGTCCTGGCTCAAATTATGGTTGTGCTGTAGGTGGTGGTGGAGCAGGTGAAGCTGGTCAAAAAGGTAATCCTGATAATGTTATTGGAGGTAGAGGTGGACAAGGTGTAACATCTTCTATTACAGGTTCACCAGTAGCTTACGCAGATGGCGGTGGCGGAGCAGCAGGTAATAGTGGTCTTACAGCTCCAGATAACAAAGGAGGTGCTCCAGGACCAGGAGGTACTGGAGGAACAGGATATGGAAGTGGGTCTAGTCCTACTTTGCCAGCAACAGATGCAGCTGCCAATAGAGGCGGAGGTGGTGGCGGATCAGCTTATGGTCCTTCTCCTGCTTCTTTTGCAGTTGTCGGTGCAGGTGGTTCAGGATTTGTTGCTGTTAATGATCCAAAAGGTAGTTTAGTAGCATCAAGTGTTTGGAATATAAGAGAGGTCACTAAAATAAAAAAAGCAGGTGGCAACTGGTATTAAGTAAAACCACTAATGGAGTTATATTTTTGTATTAGTTTACAACGTGCAGGTAATACTTTATTAGGCAGTATTCTAAATCAAAATCCTGATATAACCTTTACAGCTAATAGTCCTCTTACTGAAATTATTTACCAACTTGATCTAATAAAAACTAATAACGAAATTCCTCAACAGCAAAATTTTCCGCATCACGATTCTTTAGATAATGTTATTAGAAAAACTTTTTATACTTATTCTGAAACATTTAAAACAAAATATGTTATCAATAGGTGTAATTGGGGTTCAGATGGAAACCTTGAATTATTAGAAAAGTATTTTGATAAAAAAATTAAATTTTTAATTTTGTACAGAAATCCTTTAGAGTGTTTAGCTTCGTTATTAAAAGCGTTTAAAGTTAAAAAAGAAAATATTGAAACAGATGCAGACTATTTTATGCACCCAGAAACAGGTGTTTTAGGAAATGTTATCAAGCAAATTCCTTTAGTACAAAAAAACTATGAACATTTATTTATTACATACGACCAGTTAATTGCTAATCCACAAAGTACAGTTAATAGTATTTATAATTTTTTTAATATACTTAAATTTGAACATACTTATACAAACTTAAAACAATTTGAAATACAAGGTGTGCAATATGATGATTCTATTTTTGGTGATGTAGATTTACACACAATAAGAACAGATAAAATAGAAAAGAAAAGATACCCAATAGAAGATTTTTTACTACCTTCTGTTATAGAAAAATATAAACACATAGGAAAAGAATATGAATCTTAAATGGTATTATTGGTATTTTAAATCTGCTATACCAGAAAAAATATGTGACGATATAGTACGTTATGGTAAAGAACAAGATAAACAAATGGCTACTACAGGAAGCACTAATAAAAACGAACTTACAGAAGTAGAACTTAAAAACATTCAAAAGAAAAGAAAGTCAGATGTGGTATGGATGTCTGATAGATGGATATATAACGAAATACAACCCTATGTTCATCAAGCTAACTATAACGCAGGTTGGAACTTTGAATGGGATTGGTCAGAACCTTGCCAATTTACTGAATATAAAAAAGGTCAGTTTTACGATTGGCATTGTGATTCTTTTGAAGTACCTTATGACGAACCTGAAAATCCAAATAGACATGGTAAGTTAAGAAAACTCAGTATGACTGTATCACTTACTGATCCTGAAGAATACGAAGGTGGTGATCTAGAGTTTGATTTTAGAAATACAGACGAAGGCTCGCAACCAAGAATATGTGAAGAAATAAGGCAAAAGGGAAGTGTAATTGTTTTTCCCTCTTTCGTCTGGCATAGAGTTACACCAGTAACAAAAGGAACACGACACTCTTTAGTGTGTTGGAATATAGGATACCCATTTAAATGATTATTGAATTAAAAAATCCTTTGACTGAAAATTATAAAGAACTCAAAAGATTTGTAATCTCTGATAAAATTTCTTGGCACTTTAATGCTACAACTACAACTAATAACTCTAATTTGAAAAAAAAAGATATGGAGTTTTTTAGTCACATGCTTTTGGGCAGGCCTCAGCATGAAGATAATAGAATAGCAGTTCCTTATGTAAGTTCTGCATATTTTGAAAAATGCTATTTTATTTTAAAAGAAATATTAGATTTTAATAATATACCTTTTGATGTTGTCTATAGAATGAATCTTAATTTAACTTTGCATAGCAGCATTAAAGAAAGCACGCCACATCACGATTTAAAGTTTCCGCATAAAAATATAATTATTTATTTATCTAGTTTTAAAAATGGAAAAACAATAGTGTTAGATAAAAATAATAAAAAAATGTATTCAAACCCAAAAGAAGACAACATAATAATGTTTGATGGTGAATTAGCACATTATCACGAAAGCCCTGCAATAGACGACAAAAGAATAGTTATGGTTGCAAATTTTTTATAGGAGCAAAAATGAGTTTTAAAAAAGATAAATACCAAGTAATTAAAGGTGCTATATCAAAAGAACTAGCAGATTTTTGTTACCAATACTTTTTAAATAAAAGAGCAGTAGCAAGACATCTATTTGATGAAAAATACATATCGCAGTTTACTGAATACTTTGGAGTTTGGAATGACTCGCAAATACCAGAAACATATTCACACTATGCTGATATTGTTATGGAGACTTTGTTGCAACAAGTTAAACCGATCATGGAAAAGAAATCAGAAATTAAACTTATTGAAACTTATTCTTATGCAAGAATCTATAAAAAAGGTGATGAGTTAAAAAGACACAAAGATAGATATTCTTGTGAAATATCCACAACCATGAATTTAGGTGGTGATGATTGGCCTATATTTTTAGAGCCTGATATTAAAGTGCATTTAAAACCAGGAGATATGCTTATGTACCGTGGTTGCGATCTAGAGCATTGGCGTGAACCTTTTGAAGGTCAAGATTGTGGGCAGGTGTTTTTACACTACAACGATGCGAGTAGTAAAGATGCTGAACAAAATAAATACGACACTAGACCGATACTTGGGTTGCCTGCCTATTTTAGACAATGAACTTTATAGGCGAATATCAAATAAGTGAAGATGCTGTTGATCAATTAATAGAGTATTGGAACAACAATAAAAATAACGCAGAAGACGGTACAGTAGGTGATAATAGAGTAGATATAAACTTTAAAAAATCACTAGAAATTATGATAGCACCTGAAGAGCTTACAAACTTTTTGTATAAAGATGAATTGTTAAAATGCTTAAAACAATATGTCTCAAAATATAAATTTGCTGATAAGGTAGAATTTTACGGTATCGACCGTTTTACTAAAATACAATATTACGACAAAGGATGGGGTTTTTACAAATGGCACATGGAAAACGATGGTTTTCCTACTGTTATAAACAGACACCTAGTTTTTAGCACATACCTGAATAATGTTGAAAATGGAGGAACAGAATTTTTATATCAAGATTTTGTTACCGAGGCTAAAAAAGGTTCAACAATTATTTTTCCCGCAGGTTGGACTCATACTCATAGAGGGCAAATATCTCAAAACCAAGAAAAATATATTATTACAGGTTGGTTTAATTTTATTCAGTAAGATTGCGATAAAGAGTTTTTGGACTATAATAATATTAAGTCTTCAATACAAATTAAAATAAAGGAGAATATTATGAGTTTTTTTAAAAGATTGTGGGGCAATCTTACTAATACAGAAGAAGTTAAAGTAAGAGCTAGAACTAAAAAAGGTAAGTTTGTGGCTGATGATAAATCAACACCAGATGTAAACGAGGCTTGGACTACAAAAAGAGTAAAGAAAACATCTAAAAAGTAATGGCTAAATCACCTGATGCGTTTGTTTACAACGCAACCCTAGAACGTATTGTTGATGGAGACACATTTGATTGTTGTCTTGATCTTGGATTTGATGTAAAACTTCATAAACAACGTGTTAGGTTAGCAGGAATAGATACACCAGAAAGTAGAACAAGGGATCTTGCAGAAAAAAAACTTGGTCTTGCTGCTAAATCAAGGCTACAAGAACTTTGTATTGGCGATATAAAAGTTAAGTCATTAGGCAAAGGTAAGTATGGTCGTATTCTAGGCATACCATATACTGAAGATGGTAGAGATATATGCCAAGTCTTAATAAAAGAAGGTCATGCAGTTGAGTACAACGGAGGCAAAAAAACAAAAGTTTGGGGTGATTACTAATGGAGTCAGTAGTCACACTAATACAAGAGGTTGGATTTCCCATAGCAGCTGCTCTTGGCCTAGGGTGGTTTATTTATAAATTAATCATGCGTATTGTTGACGGTATGGAAACAAAATTAGATACCGTTGATGAAAAAGTAGAGGGTCAAATTGCAGCTATCGAAGAAAGATTAGGCACTAAACTTGACTCGCAACACGGTATTTTAGTAGCATTAATAGACAGAATACGTAGTTTAGATAACGAGATCATAAGACAAGATACTCTAATAAAAACAATATTGGGTGTTCCACAGTTAATAGATAGCAATAAAATAGCTAAAGCAGACAGAGATGACCAAAGAAAAGATTGATCAAGAAGAATTAGAAAAATATAGACTTACGCTAACCATAGTTTTTATAGGCTTTGTATTGTTCTTTGGAATTATTGCTATAAATTTAAAAGCAGATACTATAACTCATAAATTTAAAAACCCATCTTTTAGTGGTATTAATACCTCTTCTCATTATTTAACTATTGAAAACCAAGAGTTTAATAGAAAAATGAGTATCAAAGAAGAAATAAAAGCTATTCAAGAACAGCTAGAAAGAGATAAAGAAAACACAACACTAGCAAGGTTTATAAGAAATTTAGAATCAAGAATATACGCACAACTATCAAGACAGCTTGTAGAAAATTTATTTGGGGAGACACCAAGCACAGAAGGAACTTTAACACTAGAGGGAAACACTATTGAATATAGTATTGAAGATGGCGTTATCACTCTAATTATTACGGATGAAAACGGTAATGTTACAGAAATACAGCTTCCTATTGGCGATTTTTCTTTCTAGTTGTAGTATTAATCCTATTGACGAAAATTTAAGACAAGGTAAATCTTTACCAAATATTTTACAAATACAATCAAAAGATCTTTTAGAAGTATCTGAACCAAAAATACCAATCGTTGTAGCAGTTTATCCAAACAGCTTTACAGATCAAACAGGTCAGAGAAAAAGCAATAGTGAATTTGCTTTATTCTCTACAGCATTAACGCAAGCACCAGGGCATCTATTAATTAGAAGTTTGAAACATACAGCAAATGGTAAGTTTTTTAGAGTAGCTGAAAGAGTTGGACTTGATAATCTTACAAAAGAAAGACAACTTATACGTTCTGCAAGAGAACAAAACGAAAGTACAGACGGTCCAAAACCTATCATGCCGTTGCTATTTGCTGGTGTTCTTATGGAGGGAGCAGTATTAGGTTATGACTCTAATATTAAAAGTGGTGGTATAGGTGCTAGATATTTGGGTATCAGTAGCAGTAAACAATATAGAATTGATAATATAACCGTAGCTCTAAGAATGGTATCTATAGCCACTGGTGAGGTTTTGATAGATGTTTTAGTTAGCAAACAAGTTTTTAGCTATGGTCAATCACAAGATGTATTTAAGTTTATTGAAGCTGGTACAGAGCTTGTAGAAATAGAAATGGGTGATGCAGAAAATGAACCTACTACATTAGCACTACAAAGGGCTATAGAGGAGGCAGTTTTGCAAATAGTAAAAATAGGTTATGATAAAGGTTTCTGGGAGAAAAAGAATGAATCAATTAAAATTGATAAGCCTGATTGTGACGCTGACTGCGTTGACAACATACGGGGCTGATAACGAAATATATGTAGATCAGAGTGGTGCTACTGCTAATATTGATCTTGAACAATTAGGTTCAGGTAACATTATTGGTGGTCTTAATTCTGTTGCAGGTACGCTAACTGCATTAGATTTAGACGGTATTACTATGACACTAGATATAAACCAGATAGGTGATTCCAATAAATTTTTAGGTGATATATTGGGTGATACCATAACAGGATTCTTTGAGTTTGATGGAGATAGTAATACCTTCACTATACAAGGCGATCCAACTAATACTTATGGTATTGACAGTTCAAACTATAATGTTGATGTTACAGGTAGCACAAACACCTTTACTTTAGATCATGGTACAAGTGCTTTAGCAGCAACTCTTGATTTAGATTGGATTATACAAGGTGACGGCAACACATTTGATTTCGATATAAATTATGATGGTGGAACAAGTTATGTAGACGTAGACGGTGATAGTAATACATTAAACTTTACTGGATCTGGTTATGCAGGTGGTTACTTTTACTTAGATCAAACTGGTAATAGCAGAACATTTAACATAACACAATCAAGCACATTAGATAATGACTGGCTTAAAATTATTTCTATCGGTAATAGTGGTACTGTTTGCGTCATTCAAAACGACCAAGGTACAAGCACAAGCTGTTGATATTGGAGACATATCTGAATTAAACGGCACAGCACAAATTGTCCGAGATAAGCCGTATGAAGCAGACTTAAAGTTTGCTATTCAAAGCAATGATGAGGCCATTACCAAAAATGGAAGAATGGCTATTACCTTCCTTGATAAATCTATTGTAAAACTTACAGAGCATAGTCAACTCCTTATTGACGAATACATTTACGACCCTGATCCTAGTAAAGCAAAGATGGCACTTACCTTTGGTCTTGGCACAGCAAGGTTTATTACAGGTAATCTTAATCGTATAGACAAACAGAATATACAACTAAAAACACCCACAGCTAATATAGCGATACGTGGGACTGATTTTACGGCTACAGTTGATGAACTAGGGCGTAGCCTTATAATTTTGCTACCAGACGCTCTGGGGCTCTCTAGTGGCGAAATAGAGGTGGTTACAGCCACAGGAAGTGTTTTACTTAATAAACCTTATCAAGCTACTACTGTAGATGTATTTGAAAACGCACCCACTAAGCCTGTTATTTTAGATCTTACTTTAGACATCATAGATAATATGTTAATTGTAACGCCACCCAAAGAAGAACAATTAGATCAAGAACAAGCAACAACAACTAAAACAGTTAATTTATTAGATTTTAATGATCTTGATATAGATTATTTAGCTGAAGATTTGTTAGAAGAAAATAATTTAGAATTTACAGAACTAGATATTAATTATTTAGATGTAAACTTTTTAGAGGATTTACTTAATGTATTGGATGAACTAGCTGTCGAGAAAGATGAAGATCAACTTGCTTTAGCTACAGGAGTAAATATTACAGGCACGCTTATAGGTCAAGACACTAATACCCAAATAACAACAATAGTTACAGGACAAACAATTAGTTTGCGAAGAAGCGTTAGCGAGTCAGTGCAAGTTGATTTAAATTCTGGCAACGGATATACCGTTATCTTAATACAAGATGGTGTTTCTAATATAGTTAAAATAAATGGAGGAGGAGATAGTGTAATCACTATCACTCAGAGTGATTAAATGAAAAGATTATTATTACCAATACTTATAATACTTTTAACACCTCTAGTTTATCAATCAACGCCATTACAAATATTAAAACTTAAAGTATTTGATAATTTTGTAACTACGCCAGATCCTAGTGGCAATTTTGTAATACTAAATATAACTGAAGATGATGTAGAAAGAGAGGGTGGTTGGCCAATACCAAGGCAAAGATTAGCTGAAATTCAGTTAGATTTAATTAACAACGGAGCTATAGGTATTGGTTGGGTTGTAAGTTTTCCACAAAAAGATCGTATGGGAGGTGACGAAATATTTGCTGAAACTTTACAATTTGCACCATCAGTATTAGCTATGTTTGAAGATGGCAAAGGTAATTATCCTTCATCACCAGGAACGGTAGTGCTTGGTGAAGATAATGGTGGTATGATAAGTTCGGGAGTGAAAGCAAACTATCCTCTCTTGTCAAGTAAAACAATACAAGGTTTAGCCGTAGCTCCCACAGACGTTGATCAATTAGTAAGAAGAATACCTCTTTTAGTTAAAACACCTAATAACGAATGGATACCTAGTTTTGGCACACAAATATATAAATCTTTATTAGGTGTAAAAACTTATATTATAAAAACTAATGATAATGGTATTGAAGAAATATCAATACAAGGAATACCACCTGTTAAAACAGATAGCTTAGGTCGTAAGTGGATAAGTTGGGTGGATACAGAGCAAACCAATCTTAGACAAATGTATGTAGCAGGCAAGTTTGTATTTGTTGGTGTTACTGCAAATGGAGTTATGCCTCAAATTGCAACACCTGTTGGATTGTTAGAGCCGCATAAAATACAAGCAGCCTTAGCAGAAAGTATATTAATACAAGATAGTCCTTATATACCAGATTATGCACTAGCTGTAGAAATACTTTCATTAATATTATTTGTTTCTTTAATTTGGTTCGCTTTGCATTTATTAGGTATTACTTGGGGTATAGCTGTTGGCACAGCACTAATGATGATTACAGCTAGTGTAGGATATATACTCATACAAAAAGGATTATTAATAGATGTTTCTTGGACATTAATATCAGAGTTTATAACAGGATCAATAGCTTTTTATTTAAGATTTAGACAACAATACAAACTAAGACAACAGATCAAAAAACAGTTTGAACATTATCTCGATCCACGCCAAGTTAAAAAATTACAAGACAACCCTGATTCTTTGGTATTAGGTGGTGAAAAAAGATATTGCACGTTTCTATTCAGTGATGTAAGAGGCTTTACTGCCATGTCAGAAAAGCTAGAACCAGAAGAAGTCACTAAAATTATGAACAAAGCTTTAACCATACAAGCTGATGCAGTTAAAAAATATGGTGGCATGGTAGATAAATATATTGGCGATGCAATGATGGCCATATTTAACGCACCAATAGATTTACCAAATCATGAAACTATAGCTGTGTTATGTGCTGAAGAAATACAAAACAATATTAAAAAAGCTAATCTTGGTATTGAAATAGGACTAGGTGTTAATACTGGATACGCTGTCGTAGGTAACATGGGTAGTGATACTAGGTTTGATTACTCAGCAATAGGTGATGCAGTAAACCTTGCAGCTAGGCTTGAAAGTTCAACTAAGGAAGTTGGAGAAGATATTGTTATAGGTTATGATACTATCAGTTCAAGTACCTTTAGTGATCAAATAATACTAAAGCAACTTGATAGTATTTTTGTTAAAGGCAAAGAAAAGCCAATTAAAATATATACATTACAAAATGGTTAATAAAAAAATGACAGTTAATGATGTAGCAGAGAGACTAACAAAGTTAGAAACCATATCACATGAACGTTGGAAAACTGCTTTTAATGAGTTTTCTGATATAAAAGAAGAAATAACTTATATTAATTCAACTATGAAAGCAGCAACATTTGGAGTGTTTGGTTTTCTTGGTGCTATTGGTATAGCAGTATTAACGAGTATATTAGTATGAAAGGATTATTAAAAAATATCGTGGGAGCTGTTGCTCCTACATTAGGATCAGCTATGGGTGGCCCGTTAGGTAATATGGCTATGAATAAAATTGCACAAGTGCTTGGAGTATCTAATGACCAAAAATCAATACAACAAGCCATGCAAAATGCAACACCAGAACAAATGTTAGAGCTTAAAAAAGCAGAACAAGAGTTTGAAGTACAAATGAAAGAGCTCGATGTAGATGTTTTTAAACTAGAAACACAAGACAAACAACACGCAAGAGGTTTGTTTAGTAAAGATTGGACAGCTAGAATTATAGGGTTGGTCACTATAGGTGGTTTTCTAGGATATATATTCTTAGTAACACTACAACCACCAGAGCAAAACAGTGAAGCATTAATAAATTTAGTGCTTGGTTATTTAGGAGGATTAGCTAGTGCAATTATTTCGTTCTATTTTGGAGCGTCTCACACCAACGATAAAGGAGAGTAATATGGAAATATCACAAGAGGGATTGTCTTTAATTAAAAAATTTGAAGGTTGCAAACTTGAGTCTTATAAATGTGCAGCAGGTGTTTGGACTATAGGCTATGGAAGCACTAACGATGTAAAAGAAGGTATGGAAATATCACAAGAAAGAGCAGACATGTTACTACTTGAAGATGTAGAGGTATTTGAAGAGTCTGTAAACAAACTTGTTGAGGTACCATTAGAACAAAATCAATTTGATGCTTTGGTATCTTGGACATTTAATCTTGGATCAACTAATTTAAAAAACTCTACTTTATTAAAAGTATTAAACGATAAAGATTACGATGGAGTTCCTGCACAAATTAAACGTTGGAACAAAGCAGGCGGTAAAGTTTTACAAGGTTTAATAAGAAGGAGAGAAGCAGAAGCCTTATTATTTGAAGGCAAAGAATGGCATGAGGTATAGCCGTGCCATTAACTAAATTACAATTTAATCCAGGCATCAACAAAGAGATGACTGATCTTATGAGTAAGGGTGGTTGGACAGATGGTAATTTAGTTAGGTTTAGAAAAGGACTACCAGAAAAAATAGGTGGTTGGGAAAAAGGAACTGATGCGTCTTACTTAGGCACAGGCAGGGCATTAATAGGTTGGGTTGCTTTAGACGCAACTAAATATTTAGGACTTGGTACTACTTTCAAATATTACATAAAACAAGGCTCTGATTTTGATGATGTTACCCCAATAAGATCAACCACATCTGCTGGTGATGTCACATTCTCTGCTACAAATGGTGATGCTACAATAACTGTAACAGACACCTCACACGGGGCTGTTCAAAACGATTTTGTTACATTTAGTGGAGCCGCCTCATTAGGTGGAAATATTACTGCTGCGGTATTAAATCAAGAATATCAAATAACAACTGTGGTAAATACAAACAGTTATCAAATAGAGGCTAAAGATAGTTCTGGTGCTACAGTGACTGCAAACTCTTCAGATAGTGGTAATGGTGGATCTTCTGTGGTTGGTGCTTATCAAATAAATGTTGGTTTAGATGTTTTTGTTACATCGACAGGTTGGGGTGCTGGTGCTTGGAATAACGGTACTTGGGGCTCAAAAACCGAACTAACAGAAACTGGACAGTTAAGATTGTGGTCACACGATGCTTTTGGAGAAGATTTAATTATAAATCCAAGAGCAGGCAGTATTTATTATTGGGATGAAACTAACGAAACAAGCACTAGAGCAGTAGAGTTAAGTAGTTTGAGTGGTGCAAATCTTACACCAACTAAAGCATTGCAAGTAATTGTAAGTGATATTGATAGACATGTTATAGTTTTAGGTGCTGATCCGATTAGTGGTAGCTCAAGATCAGGTGTTATAGATCCTATGCTTATAGCTTTTTCAGATCAAGAAAGTGCAACTAATTGGGAGCCTACTGCTACCAATACAGCAGGTTCATTAAGACTATCATCAGGATCACAAATAATAGGTGGTTTAAGATCAAGACAAGAAATACTTATTTGGACTGATACATCTTTATATAGTATGCAGTTTATAGGTGCACCTTTTACTTTTGGTGTTAATCTCATAAACGAAAATGTAGGACTTATATCCCCTAATGCAGCTATAAACGCACCAGATAGCGTGTATTGGATGGCAAGAGATGGATTTTATACCTATTCAGGATCAGTAAAAAGATTAGTATGCAGTGTGTTAAATTATGTATTAGATGATTTTAATTCCTCTCAAGCATTTAAAACTATAGCCTTTACAAACAAAGAGTTTAATGAAGTTGGTTGGTTTTATTGCTCATCTTCCTCAACTGAAATAGATAGATATGTAACTTATAACTATTTAGAGGGTGCTTGGAGCATAGGTAATTTATCAAGAACAGCTTGGCTAGATGAAGGTGTATTTGAAAAACCAAGAGCAACAGGTAAAGACAACGACACAGGATACTTATATGTGCATGAAGACTCTGACGATGATGACGGATCACCAATGGACAATGTTTTTATAGAGTCAGGCGACATAGATATAGAAGATGGTGACAGTTTTGGTTTTGTCAGCAAAATTATTCCTGATGTAAAATTTTTTGGTTCGTCTGCGTCTGATGGACAAATAAATTTTGTTCTTAAAACTCGTAACTTTCCGGGCGATACTTTAACTACCAATTCAACAAACGATGTCACTAGCTCTACGCAACAAAATTTTACACGTGCTAGAGGCAGACAGCTAGTTCTTAGAGTTCAATCTGATGATGACGCAGATACAGGCGTGCGAACAGGTTTTAAATGGAGACTAGGCTCTAGTAGAATAGATGTTAAAACAGACGGTAGAAGATAGTGGCTAAACTACTTGAAACAAGATTACCTCAAGCAAATGGTCAAGTAGAGGCAGGAACTTTTAACAGATTAATTAGAATACTTGAAATAAACTTAGGTAGATTTGATCCAAACTCTACTCCACAGTTTAGTGATGCTGAAATATCATCTTTAAATTTTAACGCTGGTGATGTAATATGGAATACATCTATTGATGTTTTACAGGTTTATGCTGGCAATCAATGGATACAGTTACATACTCCAAGCAATCCACAAGGCTTTGAGATGACTGCATCAGTAGGATCACTTTCTGTTAAAACTAACGGAAACATATCCATCAATATAACTGCAAATTAAATATGAAAAAATTATCTGAAGGAAACAAAGGGATACAGGCACTAGCAAAAGAAAACCCTGCCTTAGTAGAAGACAAGTTTGGTTATGATGTGCCAGGCTATTTTATGGGTGGTATGCCAGGTGTTGATGAGGCCGTTGATGAGGCTCAAAAAGATTTAGAAAAACAAAATAAACTAGAAAAATTAGGTGAAATACTTTCAATGATAGGAGAGTCATCAGACTTTACTCCTTTGGTAAAACCGGGAAAAATTGCAGGAATAGAAGCAATTATACCTAAGATAAGAAGACCAGAAATGATGCCACAAGGTTTTAGAAGAGGCGGTATGACTGGTGGTATAGGAATGTATGAAAGAGATTTTATCTTTGATAATTTTGATATAAATGATTATATAGAAAATATTTTAGGTGGAGACAAAACACCAGAGCTAACAGAAGAACAAATAGCAGAGCAACAAGCACAACAAGCAGCCATGAGATTAGCAAAAGGCTACGGTGCATCTGGTTCTATGGGTGGCAGTGCTTATAGAAGCACAGCCCCAGGTGCAGATATAACTATAAATGCACGATCAGAAAACCCTGCTGTTTACAAATTTTACCCTAGTGAAGTCTCAAAACTTTACTCTCAAATAAAAGGCGTGCCATTCTCTCCCCTGGTGGCACCGCCTAAAGAGGCAACCTTCATTGATGATCTACAACCAAGAAGAATTACAAGTCAACTGTATGCTAAAGACGGTAAATTTGTAGATAGAAGTGAATTAATTACAGGCCCTGGTGGAGAGCGAGGCGACAAAATACCAGCCATGTTAAGTGATGGAGAGTTTGTTGTAAACGCTGCTGCTGTAAGAGGTATAGGTTTACAGGCTGGTGCAAACCCAGAAGACGAATACGAACAAAGATTACTCGGAGCTCGTAAAATGTACGAAATGCAAAAAATTGGAGAAGATTTTGCTAACAAGCTGACATGAGTTTAGTATTAGAAACTGTAGTTCCTAGTGCTGAAAATGGTAAAAAGATTGCAAAATTTTTATCTGAAAATTTTTGGACAGAGCACTCTTTATCAGGAGAGCAGTCTCCTGAAATAGATTGGTCAAGGGCTTCTGCTCACATAAATCATTTTATGTTTGAGGGTATTGTGTATAATGTGAGTGATGGCGATAAAATCATAGGTAGTATAGCTGTCGCACCTGATAAACATTGGTGGTCAGCAGAAGAATATGTAGGAGATGGATGGTTTTTTGTTTTACCTGAATACAGAAACCTAAAAGATCAAACATCGCCTTCACATCTTTTAATAGATGCAGTTATAGATTATGCTAATAAACTAGAAAAGCCTTTAATAATGGGCGTGTTTAACATACATGGAGTTGAACGAGCTAAAAAATTATTTAATAAAAAAGGCTTCCACCAAATAGGTGGTATGTATTATAGGAATTAATTAAATATGTGTCTTAGTAAAACAAAATCAGCACCACCAGCAGATATTATAACCACTCCTCAAACTGGTTATTCTTTTGTATCTCCTTATATTGAAGACTATTCAAGAAGAATACTTAGTTCTTATTTTGGCTCTCCCGGTGAATATGAAGGTTTAATATCAAGACCTAGAGATATACCTATAGAACAAACAGCAGGTCTTACACCACTGCAAATACAAGCACGACAAGCCTCACAAGGTTTAGGTCAATTTATGCCTTTTATAGATCAAGCTAGAGGCATGATAGAAGAAGGTGCTGGAACTGTATCAGGTGGTATAGGTGCATTACAAAGAGCAGAACAAAGTGGCATAGGTGCAACTCAAATGTTTGATCCTAGCAGTGCATCAATGTTTTATGATCCATACGAAGATCAAGTGGTGCAACAAACACTTCAAGATATAAACAGAGCAGCAGCACAGCAAGACATAGGATTGCGTGACAGAGCTATAAGCCAAGGTGCGTTCGGTGGATCAAGAGGCAGAATAGCCCAAGAAGAACTAGCAAGACAAACAGGCAGAGGTGCAGCTGAAGCTGTAGGTGCACTTAGAAGTCAAGGTTTTGGTAGAGCACAAGACGCTGCCATGAGATCTTTTGAGGCACAACAAGGCAGACAGGCTGGACTTGCAAGCTTACAATCAGGATTAGCTGGTCAACAAGCAGCTTTAGGTGGACAGCAAGCGGCCTTAGGTCAAGGTATTGCAAGCCTAGGGCAACAAGGTCAAGGCATGTTAGGAAGTCAAATTAATTTACTAAACCAACTTGGAGCTCAAGGACAAGCTACGCAACAAGCCGCACTATCAAGACAGTTTGGTGCAGCACAACAGCTTGCTCAAGAACCATTACAAAGATTACAAACTGGTCAAGCATTACTTGCTGGATCACCAATGGGAGGTATCTCTGGTGGAACTGGATCAAGTGCATATCAACGTGGTGTTTATCAGCAACCAACAGCATTAGGGCAATTAGTTGGAGCCGCTGGAACACTTATGACTGGATATGGTGCAATGCAATCTGATGTTGATTTAAAAGAAAACATTACAAAAATAGGTGAGCTTGAGCCAGGTATCGGTTGGTACACATGGGATTGGAATGATAAAGGTAAGGCTATAGGTGTTGAATCAGAACCAAGCGAGGGTGTGTTAGCTCAAGAAGTATTAGAAGTTAAACCAGATGCAGTAGTAGTTAAAGACGGATATTACGCTGTTGATTACGCTAAGGTATTGTAATGATATTTGGTGATAGCACTTCAAAAGGAATTACATCTTTGTTTCCATCTCCATTATTAATGTTGCTTTTAGGTGCTGATTATCTTAAAAGAAAAAAGAAAAAAAAGAAAAAAGAAAATAAAGGCATAACATCTGGATTAGAACCTGTAGAAATGATTTCAGGAGAACCAATAGAATTAAAGAAAGGCGGCTTTCCTGATCTAAGTGGTGACGGCAAAGTAACTCAAAAAGATATTCTTATGGGTAGAGGAGTTATTGAAAAAGCTGATGGCGGTATAGCTGTTTATGCAAACGGTGGTGAGGCAGGCACAAAATATTTTGGTGAAGATGGATTATTATTTGATCCCACTAATCCCCTAGATTATATAATGGCAGTGCCTGGTGTTGGATTAGCAGGTGCAGGTATAAAAGCTTTAATGGTTGGTAACAGACTACGTAAAGCTAAAAAAGCTTTAGAGCCAGTAGCAAAACTTAGCAACCCAACTACAAACGTAGCTGGACTAACTGCATTGGGAGTTGACTTAGGAACTGATCCAGAAATACAAGATATGTTTAAGTCACAAAGTTATAGTGAAATGTATGAGCCCGGAGTGGCTTATGAGTATGAAGGTGGTTACTTTGAATACGATCCTAATGATGATGAAATTTATGTATTAGATGACATACCTGAAGGATACAGAATAGAGAAATAATTATGGCAAAGGTAAAAAAAGAAGCAGCTAAAGGTATATTAAGTTTTTTAAATAGACTTAGACCAAAACCTAAACCAAAAAAAAGAGGAAGACCTCCAAAAGAAACGACTAAAGAAAGCGTTATACCAGAAGAATTTTCTGTTCCAATTCGTTTTGGTAGAGACATAACAGCAAAAAGTTTAAGAGCTCTTGGCGGTGGTAGTGCTGGGAAAGGAGCAATAAGAGCAGGTGTTTATGGCACAGGACTTGGTCTTGGAGCTAAAGCTTTGTTTGGTGATGATGAAGATTCAGAGCCTAAAAGACGTGTTATTACTCCTGAAGAATCAACAGAAATAGAAACCTCAGATAAACTAGGAGACATACTTAGAGAAAGAACTATGACTATAGCTGCTGAATCAGGCAGAGCAACACCTGTATTCTTTGACTATGTAAAAGCTTTTCCATCTAGTTATATGGAAAAGGTAGATAGAGATCCTGAGTTTGCAAAACAAATGATGGCAGGATTCTTAGCAATGATGAAACCTGTTGCTGGGCCTGTGCCTGTAAATCCATTTGTAGCTTTTGGTGAGGCTGCAATGGCAGAGGGAGTAAGACAGGAAGGCGAAATACCAGATCAACTTAAACTAATAGAAACTATAAGCCAAGACCCAGAATTATTAAGAGCTTACAAAAGATTCCAAAGAGAATCCACACCAACTCCAATAACTCAAAGACAGGCTGACGCTGCTGCAATAGAAAACATAGTAAAAGAAGAATTATATGGTAAAAAATATAAAGACAAAGATCAGGTGTTTAATATAGAAACTGGTCTTCCAATGAGCTCGTCTGCTCTATTAGAACTGTATTATGATAGTGGTGAAAACTTAAGCGTATTGTTGGAAAAAGTTGCAGCCTCAGACGATTAATCATGCCAACCATTAAGCTACCAGATGGCACAAATCTTTTTGTTCAAAGTAGCAATCCAGAAGATATAGAGATAGCTAAACAAAGATTTCAAAAAAGAAAAGCATCAGGAGGATCATCTGGTTCTCTTATAGGAGATATAGGTAGAGGCATAGGTGCTGGTGTTGTTTCTATACCACAAGGTATTGCTACCTTACCAACCACAGGTATTGATCTGCTATTTGATACAAATGTTACAGAAGATGTAAACGCATTTTTTGAAGAGTTTAAACCTGAAGTCGATAGCACTGCTGGTAAAACAGCACAACTCATAACACAATTTGGTTTGCCGGGTTTGAGAGCAGCAAGTGCATTATCTAAATTAAGCAAAGGTAAACAGTTAGCTGGAGTTGCCGCAGTAGACGCAGCAGTAGCAACAGATGATGTTGAAACATTTGCAGACATGATTTTTGATGATGAGTCAGATGAAGAAAGGTTGCAAAAGCTTGAGGGTAGAGACGCTGCTACTGAAAGATTAAAAGAAAGACTACAAGTTTTTGGAGAAACAGCAGCTTTTGTGTATGCTACTCCTAAAATTGTAGGTGGTGCTGTTAAAACAGCAGGTGCTGGATTAGATTTAGCCGCACCTTATTTAAGTGCTTTAGCAAAAGCCACTATAAAAGACGGTTCTGATGGTGTTGCTGCGGCAGCCAAAGCCGACAGAGGTATAAGAGATTTTTTAAGAAAAAACTTTACTTACGGTGGTACTTTTGAACAGACTGCAAAAAACAATAAAGTCATAGCAGACGCTATGCAAGCCAAAATGTTATATGCCTCTACTCTTGAAAGAGAGGTTATTGATAACATGGAAAAGATCAGAAAAACAATGGAAGACGCATCTACAATCGGTGGCAAACTAACAGATAAAGATGCCTTAGAACTTACCAAAGCCATATCAGCGTATCGAACACCTTTGTTAGTCGTAGAAAGACAGTACCCAAATTTAAAAAGCGGTGCAAAGAAAAAAGCAATAATGAAAAGAATTAGAGAGGACGCACTTAAAAAAATAAAAAGCTTTGAAGGATCAGGAAATAAAATAGATTACGAAAGTTTGGGTGTTAATACTAATAACCATATATCTAAATTATTAGAAGAAAACAATGGCTTATTTAGACAAGAACAACAAATGATGTTAGAACTCAGCGATCCTAAAGCAGCTGTAACTTCTTTACTAATACCAAAACAATTTAGAAAAGCTATAGAGGATAACATTGGATATTACGGAACAACTATATACAGATCAATTCTTGAAAAAGGTTATGAAGTTCCTAAACAATTAAAAGATAAAGCTGTAAAGCAAATAAAAGAAGCTTTTAAAACAGATGACAATACTGCAAGAGATATATTTTCAAAATTAATTAAAGGATCTCAAGGTGGACAAAAATATGAAACACCTGAAATGTTTGTAGAAAATATTAAGTTTGGATTATTACAAGGCAAAGACTTAAAAAACTTACCTGCCGTTAGAGAGGCTATGGGTGAGGTTACACCTTTAAGTTATAAAAATCCTAGTGATTGGAGAAAAGCTTTGAAAGACGAAGCAACTGCAACAGCAGCTACCATGTCCAAACTAGGTTCTCTTGTTGGTAGTTCTAAAACTTTTGCTACTATAAGACAGTTAAACGATGATGCAATTAGACTAGGATCAACTCCATTTTTAAAAACTGCTAATGATTTTGGAGGACAACTTCCAAGAGAAGCAAAAAAAATAGACCCCAAAACAGGTAAGCCAGAAACATATAAATCAGGGCCTTTAAAAGGTGAAGAAAAACCTGCACCAGTTAAACAAACTCTTTTTCTTGATGATGCTGACGGCAATCCAGTTGAGTATGTAAAGTTTGGCAAAGAGTCAGGTGCATTAATGGACACCTATGCACCTAGAGTTTTCTTTGATGCAGTTACAGGAGCACAAAAAGATTTTATATCTGTAATGCCAGTGCCAATTAAAAAACTATATCAAGGATTATTAGGACTAAAATCTTTTGCACAATACGGTAAAACAATACTAGGGCCAACAGCACAAATAAGAAACAACACCAGTGTGCCTTTCATGGCACTTATGAATGCTAACCTTGGTCCGTCTGGTAATTTTATGAACAACTTTAAAATGGCTTTTGCTGGTGCTCTTGATCCAAGACAAAAAACTAAATTTACAAAAGAAGTTAAAGAAGCATCAGAGTACGGTCTTATGGTGGGCAGAGGTACTCAGTTGCAAGAGATAGCTGATGTTGCTACTTTTGCTACTGATGATAGTTCTTTGTTGTTAAAACTTAAATCAACTGGTGTTGGAGATACAATCAACAGGATAAAAGGTGTACCAGAAAAAATATATACAGGATCAGATAACGCAGCCAGGTTAATAAATTGGAGTGGTGAGCAATCTAAACTAACCAAAGTAATAGCTAAATCATCTGATGATTCTATGATGCCTGTAGCTTCTGCTAGAAATATGACTGACTCAGACATAGCAAAACTAATTACGGTAGACAAAGACATGGGTGCTGTAGTAAATGTAGGTCAATTAAAAAGAGCAGGTGACAAAGTTTTAGATAAATTTATAAAAGGAGAGGCAGCTGACATAGCTTTAAATGTGACTCCTACTTATTCAAGAGTTCCTAGAATAATAAAAGAATTAAAATACTTACCAGTAATAGGTAACTTTACAGCTTTCCCTGCTGAAATAATAAGGAACACTGGCAATACTTTAACAAGAGCCATAAAAGAATTAGCTAGTAATAATACTGAACTACAAAAGATAGGAGCTAGAAGAATAGCAGGTGGTTTAACTGCAACTGTTGGTGTGCCCTCTGCACTTACAGCTACAGCGTTAGCATTGACAGGTGCAGAACAAGAACAAGTAGACGCATACAAAAGATCATTTGCTGCACCTTGGGAAAAAACTGCAACCATGGTACCAACAGGCACAGACTCCAAAGGTAATATAACTGGTTTTTATAATTTTAGTTACACCAATCCTTATGACTTTTTGCAAAGACCATTTAAAGCAGTATCCAACGCTGTAGCTAATGGCAATACAAATGAGGCTAGTTTAATGAACATAGCTGGTAATGCTATGTTTGATTCAGTGGGAGAGTTTGTAGATCCATTTTTATCAGGAAGCATAGGTGCGGCAGCACTTCAAGAAGCTTATCAAGGTAAGACTGCTACAGGAAAAGTTATATGGAACGAATCGGATATGTTAGGAGAAAAATCTTACAAAGGAATGTTACATGCTTTAAATGCAGTGGCACCTACTGCTACTCCATTTAGAATAGAAGTGGATGCAGAGGGAACTCAAATAGTTCCTAAAGATTTTACAACTGCGGCAGCGTCTTTGTTTACAGGAGAAGATGCTACGATCAGCCCTAGGGGTAAAGAGATAGATGTAGCAGAAACTTTAGTATCTGCTTTTTCTGGTATTAAAATAGCAAAACCACAAATACAAAGATCGTTATATTACAAAGCAGCAGAATCTAAACGAGCTATTAGGGAAACAACCAATGAATTTAATAGATTGCTTAGATCAAACAACAGAAGAGACGCAGAAGATTTTGTTAAAGGATATATTAATACTAACGAAAGTAGATATAACTCATTAAGAACTCTTTACACAGCCATAGAAGATGCAAGAACTCTAGGCTTGGCTGACTACGAAATAGATGAACAATTAAAAATTGCAAAAGTTGCAAACAGAGATTTGGTTATGTTAGGTATATTTAAACCTAGCGAGATTAATCCAGATGTGCTTCAGTTTGCTATACAAGGCACAAAAACTAAATCACCACAACCTGTTCCTGTTGGTGAATTAGCCGTAACTGGTGCAGATCTAACCGGGCAATCTTTAAGAGGTCAATTTATACCACCACAAACTAGAGCATCTAGTGTGCTAAGACAAGAAGAAATAGATAAGTTATTTGGTGGCACCTAAAAAGGCACGCCTGTTTCAACCCAAGGCCTTATACTAGATATTGTTCCGTTCAAAAGCTTTCTAACATTCTCACACTGAACGATCAGTTCTTTTGGAAAGTTGCTGTTGACTATCTCTATCAGCTCCTCACTAGAATAAAAGTTATCTCCTGTAGATTGTTTGTCTTTGGCTACATTAACAAACCTAAAGTCATCTTTCTCATAGACTACAAAGGTATCATCAACTTGTAATACTTTAGCTGGTATTAGTTCAGGTATGTAGTTGTGATCTGCACAGCCTGTGACTTGTTTTTCTTTGCTTATCACTTTGTTCCACGTAGAACAAATCCACTCACCTGTTTCAATATCTGGATTAGAAAAACGACAAGACCTACAGTGTAGTTTTTCAGGCAAAGACCTACCAAGATATGCGGCCTGTTGTTTCTTTGACATGTAACTGCGTATTCTGTAGTCAGTCAATGGTATGTTATTTTCTGGTGGTGTCTTAGTTTTTAATATGTTTTCAGCTTTGTCCATAAACATTTCAAACTTTAAGTAATCAAAGTCTATGATCTCTGTGTATAGAGCAGAGTTGTTCTTGTTATAAACAATAGCTATGCAGTGATCTAATTTAAACAAGCCCATATACAAATGGATTTGTGCGTCATATTCCTCTGACCAATTACAATAGCTACCTAGTTTTTCTAGCTTGTTAAAACGATTGTCGTTAGCTGTCTTGAACTCTAGTAAGTATGGCTTGTTTGGTTTAAGTCCAGGCAAGTTCTTAGCAACACCGTCTATGTGTCCTTTCAAATGGCCACCAAATGCTTTGGTTTCAAACTGTCTGCCGTCCTTTCTTACATCGTAGATAGTTGCACCCGGTATCTTGCGTAGCTTTTCGATCAAGTGATCTTCTACTACATTACCTAAGTCTAGCAACCTAAGAACTCTTGGCTCCCATTCATCAGGCATGAGCCAGCGGTATCGCATCCAAAGGAGCCTTTGATTAGGATTACCGATACCACTGATGCCCAAATAAAATCTTCGTGGTTGTTTATTGTTTGTTTCTACTTCATCAAGTAGATGATTGATTGTCATTCTGTTCTCCATATTCTTGCTTTCCAGTTTTTATCATCATTACAAATGGTTCTAGCTGTAATTTTAAAATGATAACTTAAAAAATTTCTTATTTGATGATAGTGTTTTTTGTTATTTGTAATAATAGAATCTCCAACTTCCATTTCTTTTAAATAACCCCATTTACCAGACCCAAAAGAGTTTGGCAACGGTATATTTTTTTCAATAACAGGTTTATCTGTCATTTTGTTTCTCCAGGTTGGTATTCTTCTGCTTCTTTAATCTGTTCTTTTATTGCTTTAATTTTATTGTGCATTTTATAAAAATTAGCATCTTGTGGCACAACTTTTAAAACAGTAAAATCACGCAAAACTTTTGGTAAAATATCCAAAGCTTTTGCTAAACCAACTCTACTAAAAAAGTAATTTTTTATAAGATGGTCAATATCTTTACGCATCTTTATCATTTCAACTTCTTTAAAATTATTTTGTTTCTCCAATATTTTTTCTCGCATTTGACTAAGATGAAATGTATTCTTATGTTTTAATAGTTCTTCGTGATGACAATTTATAAGTTGTTTTATTACCTCAGAACTTGTTACTTTTAAGTTAGACTCTTGCGAATAAAATGATAAAATTTCTTTAAAATTTTTTTTTGTTTTTGAACTAACTCTTACACTCAAGGTTTCTGTGCAATCACTTTTTTTTGTAAAATTAAATTTCATTTTGTTTCTCCAATATTTTTTCATATAAATTATTTACAAAGGGTGTAATTACCATATATGCAGGTAATTTTAATTCTTGTTTTATAAAAGCTAATTTTTTTTGTAAATCTTTTGTCATTCTAAAAGACCCTCTATATCCATCGCACCATCTAGGCATTTTTGAAGCATCATAACCAGTCAATTCTCTATAAAGATCAAATTTTTTATTTGTCATTTTGTTTCTCCTGATGTTGGAATTGTTCCTCACGTTTTATTGCGTCTTCATACCATTTTATATGTTGTTTGTATGCTGAAGCTGGCACACGTTTTTTGTATGCTTTGATACAACGCTGGTAGTATTCAATCTTTTCTTGTCTGTTCATAACATTATCTCTTTATTTTGTTTTGTTTTGATCCCTATAACATTCTCATACTTGCCCTGCTTTTGTAAGACAATCTCTGATATGTTTTCAAAGGCACCACTATTAATTAATTCAGCAGCCATCCATGGTTGCTCAGGAGCACCCCACTTCTCTGCTATCTTCTTCCATCTACGAACAGCCATGTGGTGTGCCTTAGGATGTCCGAACATTAACGGCATTTTCTTTGGAAAGAACTCATCCTTAACTGTAAAAATCACCTGACAATACTCACTACCGTTCATGGATTTGGTTACGGTTGCATAGATGTCAGTGACAGGTTTGTATCTTGGTTTGGTTTTCTTTCTCTCATCAGATAAGACAGCTTGCCTTTCTGCTTTAGTTCTTCTAGCAACCTCTTTTTCTTTTTTGGTTTGTAGTTCTTGAAACTTTTTAGATCCCTCAAACTCTTGTCCACACTCCACACATTTTCTAGCAGACGGTATGTTGATCGCATTACAACTAGCACATATCTTAGGATGGTATCTGCCCGGTGCTGTACGATCTGGTTGCACTTCATCAAGACAGCCATGCCTAGCTACATTCTCACCGTAGTCTAGTAGCAAACAGTTTTCTTTATCGTCATGCAGTCTCATACCTCTACCACACATTTGCACAAACAAGCCAACGCTTTGTGTTGGTCTGAGTAAAGCTATGCAGTCTGCTCTTGGAGCGTCCCAACCCTCAGTCAATACACCTACATTACATATAGCATGGATCAAACCGTTATTAAATTTTTCTAGTATGTCTTCTCGTTTTTCTTTTGGAGTTTCACCTGTCACACACTCAGCCATAATCCCATAGTTTTTTAAGCACTGAGTCATCTTCTCTGCGTGTAGCACTGACACACAAAAGAACACTGTAGCTGTTCTGCCTTTGGTGTAGGCGTTGTCAATCCAATCATTTATAACTTGTAAGATCGTATCATCCACCATAGCTATTTTTTCTAGCTCACTTTCCTTGAAGTCTCCGTTCTTAAACTTTAGTGCTACAGCTCCTGCATCAATGACAGCGTTATCATTTACAGCATAAGCAGATAGCCTGGATAAGAAACCATTACGGATCAGTTCAGGTATTGATACTGAATAAGCCAAGCCTTTGAAGAAATGATCTTTACGGTTGCCATAGATATAACCTTGTCCCATACGATATGGTGTTGCAGTGCAACCCATAACACGCATAGGCTTTCTATCAGACAAAGTGGTTATAATTTTTTTGTATCTAGTATGTGAACTTGGTGGCACATTATGTGCTTCATCTATAATCATGTAATCAAAACTACCTACAGCCTCTAATCTTTTGGGCGATGCCAAAGTATCACGACTGGCTATAAGTATTTGTGAGTCTATCTCAAAGCGTTTCATACCTGCCGCCAACA